CAGTTTATGAGAGCCCTCAGGCTTTTATGTCTGTAAACGTTGTATCTAACTTGCAAGTACAAATTGCAATTTATGGATTTATGGCCACTATTGCAAAAATTCCTTACGGTATCTGCCGCCTAAATATCACCTAATAAAAAACCTATAGAAGTCGAGAGGGTTTATAGCCCTTTAAGCCCTCTCGGCCCATAGGTAGATCGGAGTAAACAAATGCCAGCTAGTTACGTAACTGAACAAGAGTTACGCGATAACTTGGGTATTGGGGACTTGTATCCTGATGCTCTTATCGAGGAAGTCTGCCAAGCTGCTCAGGATTTACTCAACCAATTTTTATGGTTTGACTCTGCACCCGTAGTAGGTACTGCATTACAAAATAACGTGGCTACAGTAATGCTTGCAAACCCAGGTATTTTTACCACTGGAGATAGCGTTACGTTAAGTGGGTGCGGAGCTACTTTTAACGGCACCTTTACTGTTACAGGAACTATTCCCTGGACTGCCGGCACCGCTACGCAATTTCCGTCTATTGCTTTTAATAACAGATTAACTAATTACCCTAACGGCTATAGCTTTATTCAGTTTGCTAAGACTGCATCCAACGCTAATTTTACTCGTGTGTTGCCTTATGGCTCAGCCGTAGGAGCAGATACTAAAACAAATACTTACGCGACTACCCCTGCCGTGCGCGAGGCCGCGATGATCCTTGCAGTAGATATTTTCCAAGCGCGCCAAGTATCACAAACTGGCGGCGTAACTATTGACGGATTTAGCCCAAGCCCTTATCGGATGGGTAACTCAATGATCGGCAAAATCAGAGGGTTAATTGCGGGTTACCAAAATCCTTTAAGTATGTTGGGATAAAAATGCCAGCCCCTATAACAACGCTGCGCGCATCACTGGCTACTGCCCTAGCGAATAACAACGTATGGAATACCTACAGTTTTCCACCTGCAACTATTACAGCTAATAGCGTTATTGTCGCTCCGGCAGATAATTACATTACGCCGAGTAACAATACAAACGCAGGTATATCACCACTTGCAAACCTGAAAATTATTTTGACGTGTCCGATGCTGGACAACGCCGGGAACCTTGCCGGTATCGAGACTATGGCGTGCGCAGTATTTAACAAACTAGCAGCCTCAAATATCGTAATGAATATTGGCAGTATGTCTGCTCCAACTGTATTAAGTGTGCAAAGCGGAGACCTATTAACTGCCGATTTTAATATATCCGTACTAACGAGTTGGAGTTAAACAATGAGCTACACAGAGGAAGATCTAGCGTTTTTAATCAAGATCGGACAAATAACCGAGCCTGATAAAAAAGTAACAAAAACAGCAGCACCTATCGAGAAAACAGAGGAATAACAACAATGGCAATTTATTTAAGCAACACGGTAGTAGTAACACTTAACTCGGTAGTGCTGAGCGATCACGTTACTAGCGCCACAATTAACCGTGCGTTTGACGAGCTCGAGGTTACAGCTATGGGCGACACAGCGCACAAGTTTGTTAAAGGCCTTGAGGCAAGCACCATTACTTTGGATTTCCTAAGCGATACTGCAGCCGCAAACGTAAACGCCACACTGCAAGCTGCTTGGGGTACAACAGTGACACTAACACTAAAGCAGACAAGCGCAGCCGTATCTGCAACAAATCCTTTATACAGCACTACTATCTTGGTAAATAACACTACCGATATTAACGGTGCAGTAGGCGATATTGCTACACAGTCAATTACATTTACTTGTAACTCACCTATCGTAATTACTACTACCTGATAAAAAACAAAGGGGCACACAATGGCAAGACTCAAAATAACAAGGGCAGACGGAAACGTAAGCGAGCACCAAATTACGCCACGTATCGAGTATGCCTTTGAGTTGTACGCAAAAAAAGGTTTTATGAAAGCGTTTAGAGATGATGAAAAGCAATCGGATCTTTACTGGTTAGCCCACGAGTGCATACGCACAAGTGGCGAGACTGTACCGTTGTTTGGTCCAGAGTTTTTAGACTCATTATCTAAAGTTGAGGTTTTAGACGATCTCCCTTTGGGGTAGTGGGGCGCGGATCCTTTGGTTATTTAGTAGCTCAGTTGGCTATTGAAACCGGGATCCCACCCCAGTACCTATTGGATCTAGACGCAGCGATGTTTAGAAATCTTTTACAAGTTTTTAACGATAAAGCCAAGGAGGCGCAAAATGCCAGTAGAGCTAAAGGGAGCCCTCGCCACCGTTAAGGCTATGCGCAAGTTTGACCCCGACCTCCTAAAAGAAATGAACAAGGAAATACGCGCCGTAATGGTGCCTTTACGCGATAAAGCTAGAGGGTATGCACCGAGTCCTCAACCGGACAATCTTTACGGCTGGGCCGAGGGCAGCGTAGGTAAGAAAATTACTAAACGTAACTCTGCGTTTAGACAATTTAACACCGAGGGACGAGTACGCCTTTTCCCGCTCTACGATCATAAAACAGTTGTTAGCGGTATTAAATATAGTCAGTCTCCTACTAAACGTAATAGGAGTGGCTTTAGATCCTTGTACTTTATCTATAACGCCTCAGCTGCCGGCTCAATTTATGAGACTGCAGGACGTAAAAACCCGGGCGGAGACTCAGCTAGTAAGTCTAATAACCCGGGTGCAGGTGCTCACTTTATTAACCGTATGGGTCCTCTCTACGGAGACAAGCAAAAAGAGCGCGGCCGCTTAATCTTTAGAGCAGCTTACGAGGATCGCGGTAAAGCGCAGGATGCAGTTATCTTGGCTATCTCCACTGCGATTTATAAGTTTGAAAAGATAAACAAATCATCCTTTAGTTTGGCGAGCTAATGGCACTACCTAATTTAGTATTTAGTGTTGCCTCGGAATATGACGGCAAGGGTTTAGGAAAAGCCCGCAAGGATATAAACAGTTTTGATAAAACCGTTAAAAATCTCGGTAGGACTCTTGGCGCTACCTTATCGGCCGCCGCTGTTGTGAGTTTTGGCAAAGCATCCGTTAAAGCATTTTTAGCAGATGATAAAGCTGCAGCTACTCTTACTAAAACTTTAGGTAACTTAAACCTTGCCTTTGAGGATCAACGAGTACGCAGCTATATCTCTAATCTTGAGGCTAGCTCCGGCGTGCTCGACAGTCAGTTAAGACCGGCTATGCAGGCCCTATTGACCACGACCGGCAGCGTTAGTAAGTCTCAAGAGCTCTTAGGACTTGCCATAGATGTAGCCGCGGGCAGTGGCGAAAACTTGGTCCAAACCTCTCAGGATATTGCACAGGCCTTTGTGGGTAATACTAAAGGACTTAAAAAATATAACCTCGGTTTAACTCAAACAGAATTACAGACCGCTACCTTTGCAGACTTACAAGAAAAGTTAAACCAACAATTTAGCGGACAAAATGCAGCTCAATTAGATACCTACGCTGGCAAGTTAAGCCTTATCAAAGTTGCCTACGATAACTTGCAAGAGACTGTAGGAAAAGGGTTAGTAGATAGTTTTGCGCTCCTTGCCGGTGATGCTGGTATAGGTGGTGCTACTAAGGCTATGGACAATTTTGGCCAAGCAATAGCCGATACCGTTTATGGCATAGCCTCAATAGTTGCCGAAATCCGTAAACTCGATGCAAGTATTTCCGGAGGCACTCTAGGTAGCCTAATTGCGTGGAGTATTAAGTACTCTCCTGCCGCCATATTAAGAGATTTAGGGGCAGCGCAAAAAATTAAACCGCAGCCATTTAAGACCCCTATGAGTATTTCGAGTCAATCAACTGCCAATAGTTTAAGCAGTGTAGAAAAGATGCGCGCTAAAGCCGAGGTTTTATCACTTAAAAGAGCCAAAGAGTTACGCAAAATTGAGCAAGATAGATTAAACAACCTAAAGAAAATTGCAGCTGAACAAGCCAAAAAACTTGCTTTAGATAAAGCCTCAGCATTTCTAAACCAAGCTAACAATCTCTTTGATATTGACCGTATCCAACTAGCTGCCGCCGCTATGGCTAAACAGACTGAGGAGGATCGAGTACGCATCCGGCTTAAGACTAATATCCTCGAGCTAGAGGATGCTATAGCCGAGGGCAACGTAGAGGCAGCTACAAAGTTTGCAAGTCTTATTACTCAAGATGCCGCTGCACTAGGTAAATTACGAGATGTAGCCTTTAGTCTAAGCGATGTTCCCGATCCCTTTACCGCTTGGTTAAATAGCTTAAATGAGGCTTTAGCAATTTTAATAGAAATGGCTAAAATAATACCGGTGCTTACAACAATAGGCTCCAAAAATAACAATTATGTAGGAGGTACCTATCTTGGTCCGGACGTTTATCAGTCCACACTTACAGGGCAGGCACTACAAAACAAATTAGCTAAAAATAATCCTTTTCCAACAATGGCTACAGGTGGAGTAGTTACCGAGGCAACTATGGCCCTTATTGGTGAGGCCGGCCCTGAGGCAGTAATCCCTTTAAGTCGCTTAGGCTCGATAGGCGGCGGCGATACATACAACATTTACGCAAGTGCCATAGGCGACCAACAGATAGCCACAGTTGTACAAAACGCAATACAACAATTAAACCGGTACGGTAACTCGACCACCTTTGCAGGTGCTATCTAATGACTCTGCCAGTAATTAACGCGGTTATTAACTTTAGTACAGGAGCCTCTTTTGGCACTCCCTTTGCTATTGGTACAGGTGTTTTAGGCGTAGATGTATTTAGTGATGCCCTATCTCCTGCGGTTATTGTTGATGTATCCAACCAAGTAAACAGCGTCATAACTCAACGCGGTAGAGATGCTCAAGCAGACCAATTTCAAACGGGTAATTTAACTTTACGTATTGTGGACCAAAACGGAGATTTTAACCCTCAAAATACAGCGGGTCCTTATTACGATTTATTAGACCCAATGCGCAAGGTAAGTATAAGCGCGACCTATGACGGTACTACTTACCCTATTTTTTCAGGTTATATAACTAGCTACTCGACTACAACACCTAAGGATGTAGGCGAGGTTGTTTATACAACAATTAGCGCAGTAGATGGATTTAGATTAGCTCAAAATGCGCAAGTAGCTACTGTTGCAGGTGCTGTTGCAGGGCAACTTTCAGGCGCTCGTATTACTAGCATCCTTGACTCTATTGGATGGCCTGCCTCATTACGAGATATAGATGCGGGACAAACCACGATGCAAGCAGATCCTGGAACAGCTCGTACTTCCCTTGAGGCTATGCAAAAAGTAGAAACCTCGGAGTATGGCGCTTTGTATATGGACTCTCTCGGGCGCGTGACTTTTCAAGATAGGGCTTTTACTACAAGCAGCATTTACGGTACCCCTGTAGTTTTTAACGATGACGGCAGCGCCATTAAATACTCCAACGCTGTATGGATACTTAACGATGTTTTAGTTTACAACAGCGCCTCAATAACTCGTACAGGCGGTACGGCTCAAACTGCCAGTAACCAAGACTCAATAGACAAGTATTTTACACATAGTTACAACCAACAGGAACTACTAATGGAAACCGATACCGTAGCTAAAGATTATGCTCTAGCCTATATCGCTAGCCGTGCGCAAACCTCTATTAGATGCGATGCAATTACGTTGGATTTATATGAGGATAACTACAATGCAGGCATTTTGGCAGCTCTTACTTTAGATTATTTTGATCCTGTAACTATTACAACAACCCAACCTGGGGCCTCTGCCCTATCTAAAACTTTGCAAGTATTTGGTGTTGCTCACAATGTAACCCCGAATAGTTGGAAAACTCAATTTACAACCCTAGAGCCCATTATTGACGGTTTCATTATTGGATCCGACCAGTACGGTGTTTTAGGTACTAGCGTACTTTCATACTAAGGAGATAGAAATGGCAACTGGACTACCGGCAGTAACCGGCGATGTAGTAACGGCGGCAAGCTATAACGGCTTGGTTGCTTTTACACTCAATGCACAAACAGGTGTTACTTATACAACGGTAATAGCAGACTCATATCAGGTTCTCGTAACAATGAGCAACGCTGCCGCAAACGCTTTTAAGATACCTACTAACGCCTCTGTGGCTCACCCAGTAGGTACTGTGATTACAGTGCTGAATATAGGCGCGGGGCTCTGTACTATTTCAGCAGTCACACCTGGAACTACTACTGTGTTATCGGCAGGTGCTACAGCAGCATCTCCAACCCTTGCGCAATATCGCTCAGCAGCCTGTATTAAAACAGCTACAGATGCTTGGTATGTAGTGGGAGCAATTGCATAATGATCGCTAACAGCATTGTTGGATTACTAACTAATAAATTACTACCTATTGTTACTGGTGGAACTTTGGCTAGTGATGCAACTTATTACTATAGAACTTTTACAGCATCTGGAACTTTAACCGTTGCTCAGGTTGGTTTAGATGTTGATTATTTAGTTATCGCAGGCGGTGGCGGTGGTGGTATTGGTACAGGTACTGGTATCGCAGGCGGTGGCGGTGGTGCGGGTGGAGTTGTAACAGCGTTAGCAACGCTAACACCAGGAAATGTAACCATTACTGTTGGCGGTGGTGGTGCTAACTCAACAGCGGGTACAAACTCTTCTGCTGGTGCAACAACTGGTACTGGTGGCGGTCGCGCCTTAAGTTCAAGCAATAGTGCTGGCAATTTAGCAGGCGGTAACGGCGGTGGAGCAAGAGGTTTCACTTCTACAGAAAGCGCAACTGGTGGTACTGGCTCACAAGGTTTTAATGGCGGTAATGGTGTTGGTTCATCAACAGCGGCAAGTAGATCAGGCGGCGGTGGCGGTGGTGCGGGTGGTAATGGTGGTAATGGTGCGGGTGGTACTGGTGGTGCGGGCGGCGCAGGAACCAACGCTTATTCATCTTGGGCAAGTGCAACCACAACAGGTGTAAGCGGATTTTATGCTGGTGGTGGCGGTGCTAATGGCGGTACTACTAACGGCGCAGCAGGTTCAGGCGGCGCAGGTGTAGGTAGTGGCTCAAATGGCACTAACACTAATGCGACAGTAAACACAGGCTCAGGTGGTGGTGGTACTTTGTCTGCATCATCAAGTAATCAACAAGGCGGATCAGGTTTAGTAATTGTTAGATATTTAAGAGCAGCGGTAGGTGGATGATGGCTCACTTTGCAGAAATAGATAAAAATAATGTTGTGTTACGTGTATTAGTTACAGATAACAATGATCCCGCAGGCGATGAGGGCTACCAATGGTTGATAGATAACCTCGGAGGTACGTGGATACAAACCTCTTACCACTCTAATTTTAGAGGTTGTTTTGCAGGCGTTGGGTATTCTTATGATGCTGTACAAGATATTTTTATAGCACCGGATACCAATGCAGACTAGCTATAACGGCTGGCCTGCCTCAAAGGATCCGGATGAGATTAGGATTACGAGCTATAAAATAGCCGGGACTAATCTTAAGATCCGTTGTGCTGAGGGGTGTGGCCCATTACTCGCAGGTTTTGTAAATGAGTTTAATAACTTAATCGAGCCTGTAGAGGGCGGCGTGTTTGATGACTGGTCATACGCCTATCGGATGGTACGCAATTCAACCGACAAACTGAGTTGCCACGCATCCGGTACGGCGGTAGACCTGAACGCGACTAAACACCCATTGGGTAAAGCTGGGACTTTCCCGGCTGAAAAGGTGCCAATGATTAGAGCACTAGCTAAAAAATATGGCCTCAAGGCTGGCCTTGATTTTCGTACAAGGGTGGATGAGATGCATTTCGAGGTAGAAGTTACCCCGGAGAAAGCAAAACAACTAATAACTAAATTAGGGCTAGATGGAGTACACAAATGAAAGAACAACTTAAAGCCGCAGGGCTTTCTTACCTCAGGGCTGCCCTTAGCTGTGTAGCGGCCTTGTACCTCTCAGGCATTACTGATCCAAAAACACTAGCTAACGCTTTTATTGCAGGTTTGCTAGGGCCAATTATTAAGGCTCTTGCCCCTGGAGAAAAGCAGTTTGGCATAGGCGCTAAATAATGAACACTGCCCAGTCGCTTATAGCTATAGCTCTCGGGCTATGTACGCTATTGGGGATAGCGGCTGGGTTAGTTCGCCATCTTGTAAGGCATTACCTCTCGGAGTTACGCCCCGATAACAACGGCAACCACAACCTCAGGGGTCGAGTAGAGCGTATCGAGGTACGAGTAGATGAGATTTATAGGCTATTGCTGGAGTCTAAGGGTTAAGCCGTTTGTATGCAGCTACTACAGACCTGCCATCATCGTTACGCCTAGTTGAAGTAGAGCGAAAATCTAAGGGAGGATCTACTCCAATAATCCTGCTACTAGGTGCGTTGAGCCACACTTTGTTATCATCCCATAAATGCCCTGCCTCGATGGCGTGGGCAATAAAGTAGGCAATATCTCGGCCTCTAATACGCAGGCAAAACTCAGTTTCAATTATCTTAGAGTTTTCGCGTAACCAATTAGATCCCACAATGAGCATATCCCCTGGGTTAATCGCTCGATCATCCTCACCGTAGCCATAACAGGCTAGGGCTCCATCCATCTTATGATGGCTGGTCATATTTACCGTGCCGTGCGGTTGTAAACGTGGTGCGCCCATATCTTGCCCCTTATCTAAAGGCCCTCGGCGTGTCTATTGTTTATTGTCTGGACTTTTCCGTACAATAATTACAAATGAGAGGTAACTTTCATACCGTAAGGCTAAGGGCTAAAGAACAAAAACTGAATATATGGTAGGGGTTTATTTTTTTAACCCATACTGTAACTTATCGGCGTTTCGAGGGATCAGGCTCCGCAGCTTGATAACTTTTTTTCACCGAATTGTTACATTATGTTAAGTTGATTTAAGCGCAATATGCCTTAAGTCCCTTTACATAACTATTTAGTTGTAATTCTTTTGCCCTATGCCTTGACCATAACAGACAAGGGCGTAACAAAATGAGTACAACGTTACAAATACAGACAATTATTTATATGGTAATTATCTCCTCAGCCGTGGCAGTTATCTTTTATGCCAAAGGTTTTAACGAGGGAAAGAAAATTGGCACACAGCTCGGCTATCGCCGTGGTGCTAAATCGGTGTCCCAATGAGTCCGATACACGATGCAGCTATGGGTACGTACTGCGATCTATGCAAGATGGCCTGGGGCCGTTTAAAAGATAATACAGACTGGCACGAAAAGGCCAAAAAGCAGGCATTACTTGTTGCAGTGTCTAATAATGGACAAAGCCGTGCTTATTGTAGAGAGTGTTTGGATTACATAGAGGGCGGCTGGGGCCCAGGCGGTAAGCAGCGTTGGACATTACACGAGCAGATGTCTGATGTGTTTAAGGCAAATATCCCTGCATTACGGCAGCGCCTTACAGCTACTGCTAATACGTTTAAGCAGCGAGATCACCGCATTACCTCTCAGGTGTATGGCTTTGATGTAGAGGCCCAGGATGAGGTGGCCAATGTTTGATTTATCTAGTTATGAGGATGTAAATAGCAGGATTAAGCGTTTTAGATCCGAGTTTGCCAGTGGCCGTTTAGTCGCCTATGTCGAGGATGCAGACTTAAAAGAGGGCTGGGTACTTATTAAAGCTGAGGCCTATCGCGAGTTTGAGGACGTGGTACCTAGCGCCGTGGACTATGCCTATGGCAACGTGGCAACTTATCCGGCTAATATGAAAAAGTGGTTTGTTGAGGACACAATTACCTCAGCCTATGGCCGAGTTATTGGGCTTTTAAGTCCAGGAGATGCACGGCCTACACGTCAGGATATGGCGCGAGTAGAGGTTACTTCTCCTACGTCTAATGATGATCCGTGGGCAACACTTGAGGTTAAAACTTTTGAGAGCGATGGCTCAGCAGCTCAAGTAGGTACAACTCTGCAACTAGTCACCGAGCAATTAGGCGGCGAGATACTCGAGGATGGCCAAAATTGTAAACACGGGAGGATGCTCTACAAAGAGGGCAAGAGCACTAAAACAGGTAATCCATATAAGGGTTATACGTGTCCCTCAAAGGTACGCACCGATCAGTGCAAAGCGGTGTGGCTGTAATGGCAGAACTTACTTACATTAAAAACGGTATTGCTACCACTATTCACACAGATGGCTCAATAACTAAAGAACTTACAGAGTTATGCGATAGCTGTAATACATATATGCCACGCTCGGGCGGATTATCGGTAACGGTAATCGGTGGCGATGAGGTGATGTGGCAATGCTCACGATGCCGAGGCTAGATAGGGTTGTCCTTGATCACGAGCAGGAAAAACTAGCTCATAAAACAGGTGTGGACTGGATGGCAGTAAAAAACAGCCACCCTACTACCCAGGTACGACAATATAACCGGGCTCTTAATTACCACGAGATGATTAGCGAAAAGGCCGAGGGTTACGGGGCTCAGATAGCTGTTGCCCTGCACTTTGGAGTAACTGAGTACATACCTGATCCTGGCATAGATGATAGCAAGGCCGATGTTGGCAACAATATCGAGGTTAAACACACTCGGCACGAGGCAGGCCATCTCATCGTGCAGAACTGCTACCGCTCCCCTGTACGTATGAAAGATGTAGCAATACTGGTAATTGGTAAGAGCCCGGTGTATTACCTTGTGGGCTGGATACCGGTAGAGATGGCGAGACACCCTAAGTATAAAGTGCACTGGGACGATAACTACTGGGTACCGCAGCGCAACCTATTCGAGATGAAATACCTTAAAAGGTCTGAGTATGGCGATACTTCGCTTTAGCTGCCGGATATGTAAAAACGTGCAGGATCATAAAAATATATCGGAGTTCGATACGTTGCCCCCAGGTGTATTAGTGGTTGAGTGCCTGGGTTGTGGAGTCATGGGTGTACAACTTGTTGATAACGAGGCCACGGTGAACCAACTATGACCGAACGGCCGGAGCCACACCGATTAGATGGCGGCGATATGCCGATTAGTTGGTACAAACAAGCCCTTGAATATAGGGCTGAGCAAAATCGAGAGCATCGAAAAGAGATACAACGATTAAGAAAACTCTTAGCTCGATTACACAAATTATCGGGTGAGCGATGAACACGCCCGAGATTACGCTCACTATTGCTAAATACTTGACTACCTCGGTACGCTCCTCACTCGCAGGCGAGCCGCTAGGGCGGGTAGCTCGCAGGCGAATTACTCGACTATTAGGTGTGCTCTGTGTATTTAGCATTACGAGTATTACGCCATTACAAGCGGATCAAAAAGACTTATTAAAAACGTATAAGTATAAAGAGTTCGCAGCATTGTTAGTAGATGATTACAAGCAGATGCGATGTCTAGATAAGTTATGGATGATAGAGAGTAAGTGGAGTCCTACTGCTAATAACAAGAGTAGTACAGCCTTTGGTATACCTCAGCTATTAAAGCTCACAGAGGTAAACCCATATAGGCAGATAGTCCTAGGTATTAAGTATCTCGATCACCGGTATAAAGGTGATATATGTAGAGCTCTTACTACATTACAGATTAAGGGATACTACTAATGGTGCAAGGTAGTCACGATCCTCGGTTATCACGTGCATATAAAAAGCAGCGTTTAATTGTGTTATCCAGGGATGGATACACGTGCTATTACTGTGGTAATGATGCAACACAAACAGACCACGTAGTAAGTCTTAAAGATGGAGGAGATCCCATCTCATTAGAGAATTTAGTAGCTTGTTGCCAACGTTGTAATGGTCGCAAGGGTTCACGCTCACAGGCTGTTTTTTTAGCATCAACTTTTACCCCCCCTGTCTCTCCGAGCAAAATCTCCCCAAGACAGTCCAGTACAGTCCCAGCCGGTCCGTGTGTGGGCCAAACTAGGCAGGACTAATAGGGATATGACCAAAACTAAAACGCCTCTCCTGGGGGCTACTGAGCCTCGTTTACATACGCCGTATCTCAAGGGAAAAACTCGAGGCAGTGAGATAAAAGATTTAGCAGACTTACTCGAGCTGCCCTTAATGCCGTGGCAAGAGTTCGTGCTCAACGATATGTGTACCCTGGATGAGAAAGATATGTTTATCAGAAAGACAAACCTTGTTTTGTGTGCCAGGCAGTCCGGCAAAACACATTTAGCGCGGATGTTGATGTTAGGGCACTTGTTTTTGTTTGGATCTAAGAACGTCATCATAATGAGCTCTAATCGCTCGATGGCTTTAGATACTTTTAGGCAGGTTGCCTATGCTATCGAGGGCTCGGACTTTCTAAGCAAGCAGTGTAAGCAGATACGTTTTGCCAACGGTACCGAGAGTATCGAACTACGTAATGGCGCTCGCCTCGATGTTGTTGCAGCTACACGAGATGGCAGCCGTGGCCGTACAGCCGATTTACTTTATATTGACGAGGTACGCGAAATTAGCGAGGAAAGTTACAAGGCGGCGATGCCAGTTACTCGCGCCCGGCCTAACTCCCAAACGCTGCTTACCTCCAATGCCGGAGATGCTTTTAGTACTGTGCTCAATGACTTACGAGAAAGAGCTCTAAGTTATCCTCCTAAAACTTTTGGGTTTTATGAGTACTCAGCCGAGCAGTTTGCCAAAGTTACTGATCCGAAAGCCTGGGCCCAGGCAAACCCGGCGCTTGGTTATACGGTTTCTCTTGAGTCCTTGGCCGAGTCAGTGGCAACCTCCTCAATAGAAACTACGCGCACCGAGTTACTCTGCACGTGGATTTCAAGCCTTGTTAGCCCTTGGCCGTACCTCAGCGTTGAGGAGGCAGGCGATAAAACCTTAGAGTTAAACCCTGGGCCTTTAACTATCTTTGGGTTTGACGTGTCCCCTAGCCGCCGCGATGCCAGTTTAGTAATGGGTCAGATGTTGCCCGATGGCCGTATAGGTGTGGCAGTGCTTGAGGTATTTCATAACGATATTGCCGTAGATGATTTATTCGTAGCCCAGCGCATTAAACACTGGACAAATATCTACTACCCTCGCACCGTTTGTTACGATAAATACACTACGGCCTCGATAGCTAAACGCCTTGAAATGAGCGGCGTTGCAGTCCAAGATATATCAGGGCAGGTGGCTTATCAGGCCTGCGGTGATCTCTATAACGCCCTGGTCAATAAAAAACTGGTGCACTCGGGGCAAAACGAGCTAGTGGAGAGTATGAATAATTGCGCGGCCAAGATTAGCGATGCCTCGTGGCGTATTGTCCGGCGTAAATCCGCCGGGCCTGTAGATGCAGCTATTGGCCTGAGTTTTGTAATTCATATACTCAACCAGCCCGTAGGTGAGGCTAAAGTATACAGTTAGACACGGACACGATTAACTGAAATGTGCTGGACAAATAGCCAAAATCCCTCTTATGGGATTACTGCAAACTCTAGGTTTTAAGAGCGCCGATAAGCCGGCTATCGAGGCCCAATACGCGCCTGCCGTTATGAGTACGCAATACGGTTACGGATCATTTAACACTGGCACTACATACGGATATAACACAAACGGTATAGACCGTAACTTTGCTTTGCAAGTTGCATCCGTAGCTCGCTGCTCAAATTTAATTAAAGGTGTTATCGCCGGTATCGAATTAAGTTTGTATAAAAAATCTACCGGAGAAAAGTTAGGCTCGCCTGTTTGGCTAGAGCAACCGGATATACGTCAGCCTCGAAGTGTAACAATAAGTGCAACAGTCGATAGCCTAATATTTTATTCGTGCGCGTATTGGCGTGTTACAAGTTTGTATGCAGATGACGGACGACCATCCGGCTTTGAGTGGGTTGCTAATAATCGCGTTACATACACTACAAATAAGTTTGGTACAGAGATAGAAGATTATTTTGTAGACGGCATTAAAGTACCAATGGGCGGTATTGGATCGCTTGTAACTTTTCAGTCCCTTATACCTGGTGTATTAGATACAGCTAGTACAACTATTAAAGCTGCTTACGATATACAACGTGCCAGTGCGGTAAGTGCGCAAACGCCTATGGCAACCACTGTGCTCCGGAATAATGGTGCGGATCTCCCTGAGGCACAAGTACAAGGTTTATTAGCATCGTGGAAAGCATCACGCGCATCACGTAGCACTGCTTATTTAACCTCTACCCTATCGGTAGAAAATGTTGGGTTTAGTCCTAAAGATATGATGTATAACGAGGCATCACAATACCTAGCAACAGAAATTGCTCGCGCTATGAACGTGCCGGCGTATTACATAAGTGCAGATATGAATAACTCAATGACTTACCAAAATATAATAGATGGCCGCCGCGAGTTTATGGCGTACTCATTACAACCGTACATATGCGCTATTGAGGATCGTTTGTCTATGAACGATATTACAAACTCTGCTAATCAAGTGCGCTTTGCAGTGGATGATACGTTTTTACGCGCCGATGCTATGGAGCGCCTCAACGTAATTGAGAAAATGTTAAACCTTAATTTAATTACCGTTGAACAAGCTCGACAAATGGAACAACTCACACCGCTAGGAGATCCAAGTGCTATTAACGTTTAGTCAAGAAATCCAGGCAGCCGATACAGAGCGCCGCACTGTGTCCGGACTTGTTGCACCCTATGGCGAAATAGGTAACACAAGCGCCGGGCCAATAATGTTTGAGCGCGGCTCTATTGCTATCCCGGATGCAGCAAAAATTAAACTTTTATCTCAGCATCAACAAGATAAACCTGTAGGCCGCGCTATTTCATTTAGCGACTCAACAGAGGGCGTGTATGGATCCTTTAAGTTATCGAGCAGCTCTCGAGGACAAGATGCGCTCGTACTCGCTCAGGAAAACCTAGTTAGCGGCTTATCCGTAGGGGTAGATGTAACTGCCTCTAAGCCAATGGGTGATTACCTGTTAGTAACGGCGGCGGTCCTCAAAGAGGTATCGCTCGTTGAAAGCGCCGCCTTTTCTAGCGCATCCGTAACTGATATTGCAGCAGCTCGAGCAGCACTCGAGGCAGCTACAAGCACAAAAGAAACAACGATACATACGACCATCGTAGAAATCGAAACCGAAACCGAAAGCGAGGCCGCAGTGACTACTGCCCCTGAAACAACAACACCGGATGCACCGGCAGAGCAGGCTGTAGATGCTGCACAAGTCGAGGCATCACGTCCAATTATCCGTCCATCCGCACTCAATTCACAAAGAGTACGTACACCGATTACCTCAATGGGTTCATACACAGAGCACAAAATCAAAGCTGCTTTAGGTAGCGATGACTCAAAACTTTATGTGACTGCAGCAGACGATAGTTTTGCTACAAACCCTGCATTTAATCCAACCCAATATCTAAGTGAGTTTATTACAAATACACGTTTTCCTAGAAGTGCCATAGATGCGTGTTCTCGTGGCGTCTTGCCTCCTGTTGGCACCACAATAAATGTTCCATCACTTGTAGATAGCAACGGTGGATTAAACGGCGTAGCACCTATAGTAACTGTAGAGGCTGAGGCTGGCGCAGTATCTAATACAGGTATGGTTACAGAATATCTTTCAGGTACTGTTAATAAGTACTCAGGTATGAATACGCTATCTGTAGAATTATTGGAACGCACACAAGATCCTAATTTCTATAATGAACTTACAAACCAACTACAAGTTGCATATATGAACGCAACCGATCAAGCCGTAATAACTGCAATTAACGCAACAGGCTTTACTAGCACAAGCGTAGCAGCTACAGCAGCAGGTTTAATTTCTTACACTGCTGAAAGCACAGCTAATGTTTACAAAAACAGCGGCTACTTTGCGCAAAACTTTGTAGGTAGCACAGGTATTTACAACCTATTACTAGGGGCTGTAGATACAACTGGCCGCCCAATTTTTAACGCCTATCAACCTAACCCATCATCACTAGCTAACGCTGGAGGTATGGTCAGCAATAATTCCGTACGTGGAAATATGCTTGGTTTGGATTTATACGTGGACCGCTATATGGCTGCTGGAGTAGCTGATAACTCAGCATTTATTTTGGCACCTGAGGCATTTACAGTTTATGAGAGCCCTCAGGCTTTTATGTCTGTAAACGTTGTATCTAACTTGCAAGTACAAATTGCAATTTATGGATTTATGGCCACTATTGCAAAAATTCCTTACGGTATCTGCCGCCTAAATAT